AGCAGAATATGCTGGTGGATGGTTAAGACAAGGAGACAATGCTCCTGCTGCTGGTGAAATTCAAGGTATTGCAGGACCACAGGTTTGGCAATTTAACGCAAACCAAAAATGGTGGTTCGAAACTAGCATTGCAGTTACCGACGTGAGTGACTTAAACACTTGGGTAGGATTTGCTCAAAATGGTTATGCAGACTCAGATACTTTACCAACTGACGGTATCGGGTTCTCACACTTACAAGATACAACTACAATACAATTCATTTCTAGAAAAAATGGAGCTGGTGTATCTTTTGATATGTTGAGTTCAGCAGGTGGATCAAATTTCACTTTCGAAGATTCAACTATTCCAACACAAACAGCTACAGTTCAAGCGATTCCAGGTAACTCAGTTAGACTAGGTTTTGCTTATCAACCAGCTGGAAGTGAAATAGGTGTAACTGCGAACCAATTTAAATTGTACTTAAACGGAAATGCCGTTGGAGTACAAGCGGCTACGACTGTGCCTGATGATATTGCATTAGAACTCAATATTATGGGTGCACACAAAGGTACAAATGCTAATCATTTAGTATGTGATTACTTTAATACATTCCAATCTAGAGTGGCTGGAACAGGCGTAAGCGCATAATAATTAATATGGTGCTCCTTCGGGAGCACCTTTAATTTAATAGGAGAAAAAATGTCAACATCATATTCAAGTGATCAAACAACCTTACTTATGGATACCATAGCTTCTGATACTTTATCGAGAGCAGGCAGAGCTAGAATAACTTCTATTCAAGGTAAAGGAATAGCAAGTTCAGTTTTAAAATTACATGACTGTGCATCAGCAAGTGATGCGGCTGCAGGTAATTTGGTGGCTACTTATAAATATGGAACTGAAGGATTAGAAGTATATGTCCCTGGTTCAGGTATCCTGTTTAAAGATGGAATTGTATTTAATTTAGCTGGAGCAAGTGGAAGCGTTACGGTAACGATCACAGGAGCGTAGTCGAATGGCTACTATCACTTATACAGTCACTGTAGCTTCAGGGACTAACCAATATGGAACAGGTAACAAGTTCTATATTAATGGTGCCGTAAGTCCTGATTTAAATTTAGTTGAAGGTAATACATATATCTTTGATCAATCAGACAGCACTAATGGTACACACTATTTAGCATTTTCAACAAGTGCAAATAATTCACCAGCTGCACCATATACAACTGGAGTAACGGTTACAGGAACGCCTGGCACAGATGGTAAAACTACAATTGTAGTTGCAACCTATGCTCCAACTTTATATTATTATTGTACAGCACACGCTGGAATGGGAGCAACAGCTTTTACTCCTGCTGCAGGATCAATATCAAACCAAGCAACTTTTGAATCTACATTTACAATTGATGAAGTAATTGAAGATGCATACGAAAGATGTGGTGTTCAAGGTATTACAGGTTATCAATTAAAAACTGCTAGAAGATCTTTAAACATTTTATTTCAAGAATGGGGAAATAGAGGTATTCATTATTGGGAAGTAGGAAATACAAATGTATTATTAGTTCAAGGCCAATCTGAATATACTTTCTATAGATCAACAGCAGATGGAGCAAGTTCAACAACAGCAGGTGGAACTAGCACAACATCAACATACGGTTTAGCAGATATTTTAGAAGCTAGTTATAGACAAAATTATAATAATACAAGTCAATCAGATTCACCATTAACTAAAGTTGATCGATCAACATACACAGCATTTTCTAATAAAACTGCATTAGGAACACCTTCTCAATTTTGGGTTCAAAGGTTTATTGATAAAACTACAATGACATTATATCAAACTCCTGATTCTTCAGCTGCAGGTAATTATATTTATATTAATTTTGTAAAAAGAATTACAGATGCAGGTGCTTATGACAATGTTGGTGATATACCAAATAGATTTGTGCCTTGTATGGTTTCAGGTTTAGCATATTATTTAGCACAAAAGTGGGCACTTGAAAGAGTGCAACAATTAAAATTATTATACGAGGATGAATTATCTAGAGCTCTTGCGGAAGATGGGTCACCAACAAGTGCATTCATATCTCCTAAAACTTATTACCCAACTGCGAGTTAACAATGGCTAAATTTGCACAAGGAAGATTTGCTTTATCAATATCAGATAGATCAGGACTAGCGTTTCCATATACTGAAATGGTTAGAGAATGGAATGGAGCGTGGGTGCATATTTCAGAGTTTGAAAAAAAACAACCACAACTTCAACCACGACCTTTTACAGCAGATCCTCAAGCTTTAAATTTTGTTAGACCTGCAAGAGTAGAACCTGCAACTGATGATATATTACCGAACGATCCTTTTACAACTGCATCCAATACAACCCTTACTGTTTCATTTTTTAATAGTGGTTTACAAGTAGATGATCAAGTAAGATTTAGTGATGTTAAATTTCCTGTAGGTGGTGTATCAATAGCAGCATTACAATTAGAAACTACATTAAGTGCAGCAGTAACAGCAAGTGATACAACTATATCTTTAACAAGTACTACAAATTTTCCGACAGCAGGTTTTGTAATGATAGAATCTGTTAATACAGATACTACATCTTCAAGCTATGGTTCATTTCAAAATGAAGTTATTGAATACACAGGAATATCAGGAAGTGATTTAACAGGTTGCACTAGAGCAACTTCAGTTCCGTATCGTGGTAGAACATTAACTAAAACTACAGCAGTTGCCCACCCATCAGGTTCTAAAGTATTTGGTTCTTTTAAAGTTGCATCTTTAATTCAAACATCGTATGTAAATGATGCTAACACAACAGTTTACGAATATAATAGTTTTACAATAACGCTTCCAAGTGCGGCTACAGGAAGTGAAACAGGAGGAGGGTTTAATTGTTTTGTTGGACCACTTAACGAAAGACCTTAATTATGGCATACACACTTTCAAATTTACAAACAGACATTAGAAACTACACAGAAGTAGACAGCACAGTTTTAACTGATGCAATTGTAAACACATTTATTGTGAACGCAGAAAATAAAATATACAGAGAAGCTGATTCTGACGATAACAGATTTTATGCTACGTCGACTCTGATTACAGGCAATAGATATGTAACTATTCCATCTGATTTAAGAGTTATCAGATATATTCAATTAAAAAACACGAATGTAAATCCAAATACTCAAACATTTTTAGAAAAAAAAGACCCATCATACATGGCTACTTATTATGATACCCCTAGCACAGCTGAAGGTATACCTAAATATTATGCTAATTGGGATGCTAATTTTTGGGTTGTAGCACCTACACCAAATGCTCAATATGAAATTACAATGGCTTATATTAAACAGCCAACTAGTCTAACTGATACTTCAGTAAGTACCACAGGCACATATTTATCAAATAAATATCAAGACCTACTTTTATATGCAGCTTTGGTTAATGCATATGGGTACTTGAAAGGTCCAGTAGATATGATACAATACTATCAAGGCACTTATAAAGAAGCTTTACAAACGTACGCGATTGAACAACAAGGTCGTAGACGCCGGGACGAATATCAAGATGGAGTTATTCGTACACCTCTTAAATCACCATTTCCATCAGAATACTAAGGAGATAAAATATGGCGAACGTAATACCTAACGCATTTCGTGGAGAATTGTTCACAGGAACACATAACTTTGCGAGTGGTGGGGATGCATTTAAAATAGCTTTGTATACAGGATCAATTGCTTCTGTTTATACAACGGCAAGCACAGTGGTCTCTTCAACAAATGAAGTAAGCACAGGTGGAGGAAGTAATTATTCAAGACAAGCATTGTCTTCACAAGCTGTTGCTTCTTCAACGGCTGTTGCTACAGTTGACTTTGGAGATTCAACTTGGTCGAGCGCAACTTTTACAGCGGCGTTTGCAGCTATTTATAATGATGATCAAGGAGATAAGTTATGTGTAGTATTAGATTTTGGCGGAGACAAAACTTGTACTAATGGAACATTTAAAATTACTTACCCTGATCCATCAACACCAGCTAATGCTATTATAAGCATGAGTTAATAGGAGAGTAAATGGCTTTAGTAATAAATGATAGAGTAAGAGAAACTAGTACAACATCAGGCACAGGTACATTAAACCTTGCAGGTATTGTAACAGGTTTTCAAACTTTTGTTGCAGGAATAGGTGATGGCAATACAACTTATTATGCTATCTTTGAAGAAGGTACTAACCTTTTTGAAATAGGTATTGGTACTGTTACTGATGCAACACCTGATACTCTTTCAAGAGATACAGTTTTAAGTAACTCTTCAGGTAATACGTCAAAGATAACTTTTTCAGGCGGTACACTAAGTGTTTTTTGTACAATGCCTGCAAGTAAATCAGTTTATTTAGATGCAAGTGGTGTACCAGTGGGTGCAGCAAGTAATGGATTTGCTGTTGCAATGGCAATAGCTTTATAGGAGGAATATGGCACAAGATTTTACTAGATATGCAGTACAAGCAACTAACAGTGCAGGTACGATATTTACAGCAAATTCAAATGATGCAGTCATTGGAATCAGAATCGCAAACATAGTAACTTCAGCAATCAAAATAGATGTATTCGTAAGTGTAGGAGGATCTACAACAAGATTCATCTGTAAAGATTTAAGCATTCCACCAAACAGTGCTGTAGAGCTTGTTTCAGGTGGTGCTAAATTTGTGATGCAAAGCACTGACATATTAAAAGTAGAGTCAGACACAGCATCAAGTGCTGATGTTTATGTTAGCGTTGTTGATTCAATAAGTGCATAGGAGAATAAATGGATAGTTTATACAACACAATATATATTGGTAATAAACCAGGATCAGAACAAATTTATACACATGCGGAAACGCTTGATAACAAAGACATGATTATTGAGTCTGCAGTATTAGCAGGTCCAGTAACTTTTGTTAATACAATAACAGTAACAGGGACTTTAGTGATAGTATAATGTCAAAAATAGAAGTAAATAAAATAGGACCACAATGCGGAACAACTTTAACAGTTGGTTGTGGTGCTGGTCAAACAGTAGTAGCTGATGCAGCCACTGTAACTTTAGGTAGATGCGGTGGAACTGTAGCTTTAGCTAGTGGTGCAACACAAACAGGTTTCGGTAGAACAGGAACAGTTGATTGGCAAACAGGTTCTGTTAAAACAGCAACTTTTTCAGCATCAAATGGTGAAGGTTATTTTTGCAATACATCAGGCGGAGCTTTTACAGCTAATTTACCAGCAGGAAGTGCTGGAGCAATAGTTTCTCTTGCAGATTATGCAGGGACTTGGCAAACACATAATTTAACAGTTGCAGCAAATGGAACTGATAAAATAGGTGCTGTAGCAGGAGCTAGTATAGCTTTAAGCACAGAAGGTCAATCCGTAACTTTAGTTTTTGTAGATTCAACACAAGGTTGGATTAACACTATGGATTCAACTTCTAATGTTAGAGGTAATCCAAATCTAATAGCTACAGGAGGAACAGTAACAACTTCTGGTGATTGCAAAATTCATACTTTTACAGGCCCTGGAACTTTTTCAGTATCTAATACTTCAGTAACTGCAGCTAACAACATAGTTTCTTATTTGGTAGTTGCTGGCGGTGGCGGTGGTGGACATGATGATGGCGGTGCTGGAGGAGCAGGTGGTTTTAGAGAATATAAAGGTCCAGCAACACCTTACACAGCTTCACCTTTAAATGGTAATCCATGTGGAACAGCAGTTACACTAACAGCAACATCTTATCCCATAACAGTGGGTGGCGGTGGAGCCGGTGCTGTTCCAGGTTCTAATTGTACAGCTTGTACTGGTTCAAATTCAATTTTTTCTACTATAACTTCTGCAGGAGGAGGGTTTGGTTCACGAAACACAACCGCTGGTCCTGGTGGTTCTGGTGGTGGGTCAGATATTGCACCTAGGGCTGCAGGAAGTGGTAACACACCTCCAACAACTCCAGCCCAAGGTACTAATGGTGGAGCCGGTACTCCAGGTGGAAATGCTGGTGGTGGTGGCGGTGGAGCTACGGTAGCAGGTACAGCGGGTAGTGGAAGTGCCCCAAGTTCAAGCGGTGGTCCTGGTGGAACAGGAGCAACAACATCAATTTCAGCAAGTCCAACAGCTTATGCCGGTGGAGGCGGAGGCGGTGGCTTTGGTAGTCCAGGTTCAGGAGGAACTGGAGGTGGCGGAGCAGGTGGTACTAATCCTTCTCCTGGTACAGGAGCTGCTGGTTCTACAAACACAGGTGGCGGCGGTGGTGGCGGAGCAACTTCAAGTGGCCCTAGAGATGGTGGTGCAGGTGGTTCAGGAATAGTTATTTTAAGGTATAAATATCAATAATTATGACAAGTACAATTAAAGTAAACAATATACAAAACCAATGCGGTGCAAACATCATTAACGAGAATAGTAATACAATTACTATTGGCGCTAGTGGTGATACAATTGCTTTAGCATCTGGTGCATCACAATCAGGTTTTGGTAGATCAGGATCTGTAAATTGGCAGACAGCTATTAAAACAGCAGACTTTACAGCAACATCGGGAGAGGGATATTTTTGTGACACAAATAGTGTTGGAGCATTTACATTAACTTTACCTAGTTCTCCTTCTGTTGGAGATATTGTGGCTCTTAAAGATTATGCTAGTAATTTTTCAACAGCTAATTTAACGATAGGTAGAGGTGGTTCTAATTTAAACGGTGCTGCTGCAGATTTTACAGCAACCACAGACAATTTAAGTTTAACTTTAGTTTATGCCGATGCAACAAAAGGTTGGCTGTCAGTTGAAGAAGGAACTGGTTTTATAGGAGAAAGTTTTTTGGCAGCAACAGGTGGAACTATAACAACATCCGGTAATGACAAAATTCATACGTTCACAGCACCAGGAACTTTTTGTGTATCAGCTGTATCTTTAATAGCAGCGTGTAATCAAGTTTCTTATATGGTTGTTGCAGGTGGTGGTGGCTCTGGTAAAAACGGTGGAGGCGGAGGCGGTGCAGGAGGATTCAGAGAAGATAAATCCCCAGTTACACCTTATACTGCAAGTCCTTTAGAAGGAGCCGGACCAATAACAGTCACAGCAACAAGTTTTCCAATAACAGTAGGTGCTGGAGGGGCTGGGTCTTCAAACGAAAATAGTAAAGGTTCTAGTGGTAGTGATTCAGTTTTTTCAACAATAACATCTACTGGTGGAGGTGGAGGTGGAAGTGGAAATTCTCAACCTGGTGCCACTGGAGGATCTGGTGGTGGAGCAAGAGCAAATGAAGGTGCTCCTGGAGGAGCCGGTAATACGCCTCCCGTAAGTCCATCTCAAGGTTTTGCTGGTGGAAACACAGCTCCAAGTCCAACTCCTGCACCTTATGTAGGTGGAGGTGGGGGTGGTGCAACAACAGTCGGTGCATCAGGAAATCCAGGTAATGGTGGTGGAGGAACAGGCGCAACAACAAGTATTAATGGAAGTGCAACAGCTTTTTCAGGAGGCGGAGGCGGTGGAAGTAATGGTCCTGCTCCTCAAGCGGCTGGTCCAGCCGGAACAGGTGGTGGTGGAAAAGGTGGTGCTGGAACATGTACTCCTGCAGGTGAAGCAGGAACAGCTAATACTGGCGGTGGTGCGGGAGCTGCATACGCAGCACACTCTCCCAGTAATAATGGTTTAGCTGGAGGAAGTGGTATAGTAATAATAAGGTATAAATTTCAATAATTATGAGTGAAATAAAAGTAAATAAAATTAGTCCAAGAACAGCGTGTGGTACAACCACATTAGGAGATAGTGGAGATACATTCACAATTCCTGCTGGTGTATCAATTTCAAATTCTGGTACTGCATCAGGGTTTGGTTCTACAGGTGAAGTATCTTGGGTAACAACAAAAAAAACAACAGGTTTTACAGTAACAGCAGGCGAAGGATATTTTTGTGATACCTCTAGTGGAGGTTTTACAGTAACTCTTCCTGCAGGAACTGCAGGAAATTCTTTTGCAGTAGCAGATTACACAAACACTTTTCAAACGGGTAACTTAACTATTTCACCAAATGGTTCACAAAAAATTGGTGGAGTAGCAGAGGATGCAGTATTAAGCACTGAAGGACAATCTGCATATTTTGTATATGTAGATGACACGGAAGGTTGGAAAAATGTTATTGATTCAACATCTAATGTTACAGGAGCACCACCTTATATTGTGGCAACAGGTGGTACTGTCACTTGTACTGGTAATTGCAAAATTCATACTTTTACAGGTCCTGGAACATTTCAAGTAACTCAAGCTGCTTCATCCGCACCAGATAATATAGTTTCATATCTTGTTATTGCAGGTGGTGGAGGTGGAGCTCAATCAAGAGGTGGTGGAGGTGGAGCTGGTGGATACAGAGAATTAGTAAGTCCAACTTCTCCTTATTCAGGATCTCCATTAGATGGTTATCCTAACTCTCCAAATAGAATTACAGTTGGAGTAGCATCTTATCCTATTACAGTTGGTGGTGGTGGAGCAGGAGGTGATTATTCAGCAACTCCACCTTCAGAGAATGGAATAGGAACTTCAGGAGCAGTTTCAACTTTTAGTACAGTTAGTTCTGCTGGTGGTGGAGGTGGAGCTCCAGGTTGTGCAAATAGTCCACCTTATGGACCTACAGCAACTCAAAGAAAAGGTTTAAATGGAGGATCTGGTGGTGGCGGTGGTTCAGGAAATGATGATGGTGGAGCAGGTGGAACAGGTAATACTCCTCCAGTAACTCCTGCACAAGGAACTAATGGTGGTGCTACCGGTGGTTCTAATAACAGAAGTGGTGGCGGTGGTGGAGCAACTGAAGCTGGATTTGGTGGAACTGGTTATTCACCTGACACAGGAAATGGTGGAGCAGGAGCAACAAGTTCAATCAATGCAACCCCAACAGCAAGAGCAGGCGGTGGTGGCGGTGGTGCTGGTTCAACTCCAGCAGCAGGTAGTGGAGGTGCTGGTGGTGGTGGCGCTGGATCAGTCAGTTCAGGAGGTACAGCAGGTACAACAAACACTGGTGGTGGTGGAGGTGGCGGAGGCTCACCTAGTGGACAAGACGGTGGAAATGGTGGCTCTGGTGTAGTAATAATAAGGTATAGATTTCAGTAGTTGAATGGTAATTAAATTTAATATATAAGGAGAAACATTATGGCACATTTTGCAAAACTAGGATCAAACGGAAAAGTTATTCAAGTATTAACACTTGATAACAAAGATATGTTAAATGCTGATGGCGTTGAAGATGAATCAGTAGGTCAACAATATTTAGAAATACACAACAATTGGCCTGCACAAATGTGGATTCAAACATCTTATAATACATCTGCTAACAAACATAGTTCAGGTGATGATTCAAAAGCATTTAGAGGAAACTATGCAGGTATAGGGATGACTTGGGACGAAGATGATCAAATCTTCTGGTCTAAAAAACCTTACGTTTCTTGGGTTAAAGACATCGCAACTGCAGGTTGGAAATCACCAATTGGTGATGCTCCTGCATTAACAGCAGAACAACAAGCACAAAACACACCAATAGATGAAAATACACCTGCTACTCATTCTTGGTATTATGCTTGGAATGAAGCTAATCAATCTTGGGACTTGACAGACGCTTTAGCATAAATTAAAAATGGTGGTGGTATGCAAAAGAAAGTATTATCTGAGATAGCATTATATTACGGTGATGTGGCGATGCCTAAAGATTGGGACATTGACCGAGATAAATTACAAAACGACATTTTAAAATCACAAGTTACAGATTCACCTTTTCCATTTTCACGAACATTTGATATGTTGAATACTTATATGAGAGATCATATAAATTTAGACTATGAATTTACTTTAATTAACAAAGAAACGTGGGGCAATATGTATAAGCCTCAAGAGACTACAATTCCTTTATTAAACATAGATCCAGTAGATTTACGTAACTCTCCTGATTATACATTACTCTATGGTGTAAAAGTCAAAGATTGTTTTGTGCGGATACATTATGAAGACAATAGACGAAAAGGCAGAAGCTGGGATATAGAACTTACAAATAATAAATTTATAATGTTTCCATCTACTAGTATGTATTATTTAACTAATAATCAAAAAGATAGTTTAAACTTTGTACAAACCATAACTTATGAATATATCTAACTACTATTGGTATTTTAGCGGTGTATTAACACCTAAATTTTGTGATGATGTTATAGCTTATGCTAATCAACAAAAAGAAGTTATGGCTAAAACTGGTGGTTATGAAAAAAAAAAATTATCAAAAGAAGAAGTTTTAAATATGCAGAGAAAGAGAAAATCAGATTTAGTGTGGTTAAATGATACTTGGATATATAAAGAATTACATCCATATGTTCATCAAGCTAATAAAAACGCTGGTTGGAACTTTCAATGGGAAAGAAGTGAACCTTGCCAATTTACAAAATATAAATTAAATCAATACTATGATTGGCATTGTGATGGTTGGAATAAACCTTATGAAAAAGAAGGACCCGACAATGGTAAGATTAGAAAACTATCTATGACTTGTCAGTTAACAGATGGTTCAGAATACAAAGGTGGTGAACTAGAATTTGATTTTAGAAACTATGAGCCAAATATGCGGGATGAATCAAAACATAGAGTACAATGTAAAGAAATATTACCAAAAGGATCTATTATTGTATTTCCTAGTTTTGTGTGGCATAGAG